CAGGATCTACATAATCTATAACAACTCCTTCTGAGGTATTAAAAGAAGTTTTAACAGCGCCCATACCTAAAACAGCTAAGTCATAATAAAAACGTTTTCTAATTAAGTCGTAATTATTACCTTCAAGTAATGTGTTTATCGCTTGTTCTTCTGCTAGTTCAACACTTTGTTTATATGTTAACTGCATGTGTAATTTAAGTTCCTCTTCTGTTTGAGGAAGTTGTTCTGGATCGCTACTATATAAGTTTATATTAAAAGCTTGTTTAACATAATCGTTTAACTCTTTAGCTCGCATGTCTTTTAATATAGCATCCATATATGCTGTTCTTCTACCTACTCCGTATGGATCTTGAGAATAAGCTTTTATATCATAATTTCTTTGCGTCATTCCATTAACTAAAATATCTACAAATTTAGGTATAATAGGAACTGGTTTCCAGTCTAAATTAAGATATGATAAATCTCCATTGATAGATAATTCATCTTTATATTTCTGTACAGATTGCTCGCCCCTTGCGTATAATCTTAAATTATGAAAGTTATTATGATTGTTTCTCCATCTATTGTGCTGAGTGTTTTCTTCAAACCACTCTTGCTCTATAGCTTTTGCAACTTTTAAACCATATTCGTAACTAATCTTTTCTATATCGCTTACTACTTGGCTTGGAAAATGACGGTTTTTAAATGTTGACATATTTTATTTTTCTATTATTTTTGACATATTACCTTTGTTTGAATATTTAGAAATATGTATTTTTAATTCTGGTTTTTCAATTTTAGCGTTTGGAGCGTAAAGATGTCTATTGCAAGCCATTATTGCTAACCCAGAGCTTATCGTTGCATCATACTTTGTTCTTTTTGTAATATCAAATCTACTCCAATCATTTAATAATTCGTTAAAATACAAATCTCCAAAGCTTCCATCTTGTTGTATTCCTACGTGATTTTGTATGTACATTTCAATCGCAGCGGCATGAGCTTGCTTTATATCTTCAGAAGAGTTTGGTATACCTCCAACTTCTTTTTCTGCTACAGATAATTTATTCCATGTTTTATCAGGACGATTCATACTAAAACCTCTATAGCCTCTACGTCTTAAATAATATAAAAGACGTGGTTTGTTGTTCTCTGCAAGTATTGGCATACCATAAAATACTATTGCCATTAACATATCTTCAAAAAACATTTCAGCTGTAGGTGGTCTTGATAAGTATTCTAAAAAAAAGCTATTTGCGGGAGCATCTTCCATGCTAAACTTAGTTAATCCGTGTAAAGCTCCTTTAGAACCTTTACCATCTACAGTTCCTGATATATCATAAGAGTCACA